TGGGAGTGAAAGATGTTAAACGACAAACGATATATTTGCAAAATTTGCGGTACAGTATATGGAAGTAGCCATGACTATAATAAATGTAAAGGAAGCCATCACAATCCTGTGGGTATTGTAAGTGCGAAATATTCTTGCGCAGCAAGTAAGTATCCAACGATTATCCGTATAAGGATGGACGACGGGGAGGTAGTAATGTATGAGCGACAGAAGGGATGAGAAGCACATAGATGCGATAGAACCGGATACATATATGGGTTTATCACAGCAATACATAAAAGATGAAATAAGTGATAAGGAGTTTACGAAGCGGTGTAACCGACTGAAAAGGATACCAATGAAGACCTACGTGAGCATATCGGAAAAATTTATGAATGGTGAAATAAGCGAGGACGAATTTGTGGAGCGGTATAACCGATTGGTTGAGCAGGAAGCCGAAAAACACTGGGAACCGGTCGAACCACATGAGCATATTTAGGAGGGCGAAAATGATATTTGTAGATGCAAAAACTAAATTAAAATATAACACAGACAAAATGGAACTGATTTCCTACAAGTGCAAAATTTCGCCAAGATTCGGAATTGCGCTAAAAGCTAAAATATACAAAAGCAAAAAAGGAAATTGGTTAGGCGTGGCAAAGTGGGCGGATGGAGTAGAGTTACCTAAAGTATTGAGCGAAGACGAGGCGAAACAAATCTTGTTATTAAATGATTTAGAGGCTTACGAAATGGTTTTTGGAGAATTGGAGGAGGCATAAGATGTTAACTGCTGTATATGATACAGGGCGTTCTAACGTAATGGAAATCCAGAAGGACGCTCAATATTTGAAAGAAGAAATGGCTGGTTGCATATACAGGCACTTTAAAGGAGAATTATATATCGTAACGGACGTTGTAGTTAATTCCGAGTCTCTTGAAATAGAAGTAATATATAAAGACTTTACACCTTCCCAACTTGCATGGAGTAGAGATTTAAAACAATTTTTTTCGGGAGTCAATACAACAAAGTACCCTGACGCGCTACAAAGAGTGAGGTTTAAAAAAGTTGGAAGAAACGGGGAGATAGAACGATGAGCAATCCTAAGCATGATTGGTACGGACACGCAGTAAAGCAGGTAAAAAAATACCCAGACAAACTGATTGCAGAAAATACAGCCCAGTCAGCCCTATGGATGTACGCTATCAACAAGGCGATAAAGCAAACAGAGGGGATGGACAACGGCGAGGACAGAATGAAAGCCGTACAGCTGGTATATTTTGAAGATAGATACACGATAGCAGGGGCGGCGGATAAGCTCGGATATGCAGAGATGACTATACGCAGATGGCTTAGTGCTTTCGCCAATTTAGCCGGGAAATACGCAGGTTATTAGAGAGAGGGAATTAACTCCCTCTCTTTTTTATGTTTGTCTAACGTGGCTTGAAAATTGCCGTACAATACACTTGTACGGACGAGTACTGGTAACTTTTTGTGAGACATAACCTCCTCTATCTTTTTGTGGTAAAAGTGTAAACTCTCACCCGCGTAAAAGAGAGTACGCAAGACACCTATCCCACGGTGCCTTGCGTTCCATACAGGTTGCGGGTCTACAAGTGTTTAGGGACCAGCCGCTTATTAGTCTTACCCCGGCGGCTGTTAAGGTGCAATTCCTTATACTTGTATCTAGTTGCGCTATGCAACTGGTGTAAACGATTTTTTTCATATTTTCTTTCCTTTCATATAACCCCGTAAACAATTCATTACGGGGTTATGGTTGTATTTAGGAGGTGACCTCAAAATGGGATAAGTAAATACCAGGAGTGGCTAACCCAGGAAGGGTTACTTAAGCTAGAGGGATGGGCGCGAGATGGATGCACAGACAAAGAGATTGCGGCAAACATCGGTATTAACCCAGATACCTTGTATACATGGAAGAAAAAATTTCCAATTTTAGCCGATACCTTAAAAAAGGGAAAGGATGTTGTGGACAGGCAGGTGGAAAAAAGCCTGTTACAACGGGCGTTAGGGTACAGCTACGAGGAGACGAGTGAAAAGTACGAAGGCGGAGTAATGACGGAGCGAAAGGTTACAAAAAAGCACGTTGCGCCGGATACAACAGCACAGATATTTTGGTTAAAGAACAGGAAGCCAGAACAATGGCGTGATAAGCCACAGTCAGAGAGCGCAAGCGACAAAGCGCTAGCAAAAGCTATTGAAATCCTTGGGGGTGTCGATAGTGCCATTGACTAGCAAGCAGGCAGAATACCTGCAAGGTTGCAACCATCGTTGGAACGTAAAGATCGGGGCGACAGGTTCCGGGAAATCCTTTGTCGACTACGCAGTCGTAATTCCTCAACGTCTGACACACCTAAAAGGATTAGGGCTGGCTGTGATGTTGGGAAACACCAGAGGCACGCTACAACGTAACATACTTGACCCCATGCGGGAAATTTGGGGAGAGGAACTGGTGGGCGAGATACGGAGCGACAACACGGTACAGCTATTTGGCAAAAAGGTATATGCACTAGGCGCTGACAACAAGAAGCACGTTGCAAGAATACAGGGAGCGACGATTGAGTATGCATACGGCGACGAGGTGACAACGTGGAACCAAGAAGTTTTCGAAATGTTGAAATCCCGTCTTAGAACGTCGCACAGTCACTTTGACGGGACTTGCAACCCGGCGGGACCGAAGCACTGGTTTAAGGGCTTTCTGGATTCTGATGCCGATATATTTCAGCAAGCGTACAACATACACGATGGCTGTCTGCCCTCGGCGGTAGTAGACGAACTGATAAAGGAGTACTCAGGGACACACAGGTATCAACGCTACATACTAGGCAACTGGGCAGTGGCAGAAGGGCTTGTGTACGATATGTTTTCGGAGGAAAGGCACGTCTGTAAAGCAAAGACCAGCGGAGAGATAATTGTTAGCAGCGATTTTGGTATGCAAAACGCTACCGTCTTCCTGATCTGGCAGAAAAGAGTAGATACAGGCAACTGGCACTGCATAAAAGAATACTATTATTCTGGCAGAGAAAACAACCGAATGAAGCCAGTCAGTGAGCTAGTAAAAGGACTAGAGGACACGCTAAACGGACAGAAAGACGATTTAGTGATTGTTGACCCATCTGCCGCCGCCCTCATCGTAGAGTTGCGTAGCAAAGGGCATAAAGTCAAAAAAGCAGATAACACTGTTAACGATGGGATAGCAGACGTTGAGACATTGTTGACACAAGACAAATTATCGCTTGACCCGTCTTGCACGCACACGATCGAGGAGTTTGGTATCTATGCATGGGACCCAACAGCGGCTGACAAAGGCAGGGATGCAGTTATAAAACAGTCAGATCACGCAATGGATGCTATCAGGTATCTTGTAAAAACATTAAAACTCGTCAAGCGCAGCCAATCAAGACAATACAAATCAATTCTAGGGTGACGACAAATGTATTTATCATATCAAGATTTCATTGCCGCAAAAGACAAAGGGCAATTTATAAATCAGTTTATAAAATTCCACGAGAGTACGGGAGCATACAAAGAGGCGTTAAAGGCGGACAAGTATGACGCGCAGGAAAATGAGACTATCTTGCAATTCCAGCGTGTTTATTACACCTTGCTAGGTCAAAAAAAGATAGATAATTTTTCGTCTAACGCACGGATATGCTCTAATTTCTTTCACAAATTAAATACACAGCGTTGTTCGTACAGTCTAGGAAACGGCGTCTTTTTTAATGACATGAGTGTCAAGGATAAACTAGGCAAACAATTCGACAGACGGATTAAAGAGGCGGCTTACAACGCATTAATTCACGGTCAATCTTTCCTTTTTTGGAATGTGGACCACGTGCACGAATTTCCTTTTACGCAGTTCGCCCCGATGTGGGATGAAGACACAGGGGCATTGATGGCGGGCATAAGATTCTGGCAACTGGACGAGCAGAAACCGTTTAAGGTTGTACTGTACGAAGTAGACGGCTACACAACCTACAGTGCAGAGAGTAAATTTGGAGAATTAAAAGAGACCGCTCCCAAACGGGCGTACAGACAAAGAGTCGAGGTTGCTAATAATTTGGAACCCGAAATCATCGGGGAAGAAAATTATAGCAGTCTCCCTATTGTGCCGATGTTTGGCAACAAAAGACATATAAGCACCCTGAGGGGAATGCAGTCAAAGATTGATGCCTACGATGCGGTACAAAGTGGTTTTGCTAATGATTTAGACGACTGTGCACAGATGTATTGGCTCATTTCCAACGCTGACGGTATGACGGATGACGAGCTAGCAGAGTTTAGGGACCGGCTCAAGTTTCAGCACATCGCAAAGGCTGAGGAAGGGCAGGTACAGGCATACACACAAGAGCCGCCGTATACCGCCAGAAAAGAGTTTCTCACGCAGATGCGGTCAGAAATTTATGAGGATTTCGGGGCGTTGGATGTACACGCCATAGCCGCCGGAGCAACAAACGACCATATCGACGCCGCATACCAGCCACTGGATGATAATGCAGATGATTTTGAGTACTTCGTAGGCGATGCAATCGAGAAGATTCTGGAGCTTGCAGGGATTGATGACGAGCCGCAATTTAAGCGGAACAGAATCAGTAACGAGAAAGAACGTACAGACATGGTTCTTGAGGCAGCAAATTATCTGGATGAAGAAACCATCCTGAAAAAATTACCGTTTGTTGCACCGGAGGAAGTGTCGGACATTTTGAAAAAGCTGGACGAAGAATCATATAACCGCTACACAGAACCACCTGAACCAGATACGCCGGAAGATAACCCGGAAGGGGATGAGTAGTCATGTATCCATCCGACAAGTGGACAGAGCAGGAGTTACAAAAGTTAGAAAAACGGTTAGCAGACGTATATAAGCAGGCTGAAAAAGAGCTTGACAGCAAAGCGAGAAACTATTTTAAACAGTTTTCCAGACGATACGCCAAAGAATATGCGGCATACCAGGCAGGGAAATACAGCAAAAAAGAGTTTGAAGCATGGCTGATGAATCAGTATGGCAGAGGGCAGAGGTGGGAGGCGCTGCGCGAGGATATGGCGCGGAGACTGACAGAATCAAACCAGATTGCCGCGGCGTATATCAACGAAAAGACCCCTCTTGTGATTGCCCTCAATCGCAATTTTGAGGCGTACATGATTAAATCTCTTGTACCTGACAGACAGATAAAAGAGATTGGAGATATTGCATTTAATTTGGTTGACGAACACACAGTTAAGCGGCTGACGGTCAGAAAGCAGAAGATTCTTCCACCGCGTAGGATACTAAAAAGTAAGGACGTGCATTGGAATAAAAAGAAATTGCAAAATGCACTACTGCAAGGAATTTTACAGGGCGACAGCATAAAAAAGCTCGCAGGGCGATTTCGGGACGTTACAGGCATGAATCATACTGCCGCAATTAGAAACGCCCGCACAGCATTCACAGGAGCGCAGAATGGAGGCAGGCAGGCGGCATACGAGGAAGCCTACCAGATGGGGATTGATGTAGTTAAGCATTGGACAGCGACAAAAGATTTGAGGACACGAGATAGTCACAGAGCGTTAGACGGCGAGGAAGTACCGTTTAACATGGCTTACTCAAACGGTCTTATGTATCCGGGAGACCCAAGCGGAATCCCGGCGGAGGTTTATAACTGTCGATGCACGCAACGAACTGCGCTGCCCGCCGAACTGGCACAACCACGAATGATACGCGTTAAGAATTTGGAAACAGGCAGAAACGAAGTTGTAGAAGACATGACCTATTACGAATGGTTAGCAACGCAAAGGGGGCGAATATAATGGCGGATATTGATGTTGTAAGCCATGTAGACGAAGTAATTTTAAAGACCACCATGGCACTTGCAAGAGCATTAGAGCAGGTAGGAGCCGCCGCAGAGGGGCACGCAAAAGACCTTTGCCCGGTCGATACGGGCGCGTTGAGAAATAGCATTACACATCAGACCGATTTGGATAATCTCACAGAGACAATAGGCAGCAACGAAGAATATGCCGCCTATGTAGAGTTAGGAACTGGCGTGTATTACAAGGGAGGACGAAAGACCCCGTGGACTTATCAGGACGATAAGGGACAGTGGCATATCACAAACGGTCAGAGGGCACAGCCATATTTAAAACCGGCGGCGGCAAATTACACAAAAGAGTACACAGCAATTATTGCAGACGAATTAAAAGGAGCGATGGAATAATGGACAGATTGTCTTTGCTCGTCAAGGCAAAAGAAATGGCGGAGTATTTTACTGATAAAAAGTTTAAATACTCGCAGAAGGTGGCGAATAGCTGGGCAGGCGCAAAGAAGAAAAAGGTAAGTAATTGTGCATCGTATGTATGTTATTGCCTACAGCAATTAGGCATCCTCAAACCGGGACAACTGTTTTATTGCAACAGGAACGGAAGAGTTGTCTATAAGGGTGCTGGAACAAAAGCGGCTATATCAAAACGATATAGATTGATAAAAGTAAATAAATTACCCCGGAATTATAAAAACAAATTAAAACCGGGAGACATTTGCTTTTACCACCTGCACACCAATATTTTCGCAGGAATAAACGAGAGCAATAAAATGGTGTGGTGGGACGCCGGAAAGGCTAGTACAAATACCAAAAAAGCAGGCGGAACATATAAAAAGATACACAGGATCATCAACGGAAATCAGAAGATTTTATATGTGCTGAGATGGAAAGGATGAGAAAATGACACAGAGGAAAATTATTGACGTGTCGGTATACAACGGCACAATCGACTGGAAGAAAGTAAAGAAATACGGTTGTGATGGTGCAATCATTAAGATTATCCGCAAGGATTTAGGCAAAGACAAGAAGTTTGAGGCAAACTACAAAAAATGTGAGGAGTTAGGCATCCCATGGGGCGTGTATAACTACACATACGCTACTACAGTGGCAAAAGCCAAGTCGGACATGGAGCTTGTGTGCGACATCCTCGACAAGGCCAGCAAGAAACATTTTAAATACGGCATTTGGTTTGACATCGAGGATAAAGTGCAGGCAAGGCTAAGTAAAGTAAAGATTGCCGAGATTATCAATGCGGCACAGACTGTCGTTGAGTCAAGAGGGTATAAATTCGGCGTTTACACTGGTAAATCATACTTTGCGGAGCATATTGATAAAAACAAAGTTAACTGTAAAAACTGGTGGATTGCACGTTATTACAAAGGCTATAACCGCATGGCATTTAAAGCGACACCAAACAAATCTTATAAGCCTACAAACGTAGCCGACCTTATGGTGTGGCAATATACTAGCTCTGGCGTGTTTCCAGCCAAGGCTTCAACCGGCAACGGCGGCAAGTTTGATTTAAATATTTTGTATCACGACTTCCCGGCGACGGTGCAGAAGGAAGAAACAACAAAAAAGGTTAAATACACCGGGAAATTTCCTAAATTGCCGCCACGCGGCTACTATGCGTTTTTAGACGGCATCACGGTATTAAAAAACACAAGGGAAGAAATTGAGAAATTGCAGAAGTTTTTAAACTGGGCTATCGGCTCAAAATTAGAAACTGACGGCAAATATGGAGAAAAGACAGAAGATGCAGTTAGTATTTTCCAGTCGAAATGTAAATTAAAAATTGACGGCAAATTTGGGGCGAAATCCCTTAAAGCTGCAAAATTATTTAGTAAGTAATCACGAAGTACTGTGATTTACATATAAAGTCATTTAGGGAAAGAAATCCCTCAAAGAAAAGGAGTAATCAAATGGCATTAACAAGAGCTTTTTTAAAAAGCATGGCACTTACAGACGAGCAGGTTTCCGCGATTATCGAAGAACACTCTGCAACCGTTACGGGTCTCAAGAACGAGATTAGTAAATACAAAGAGGACGCAGAGAAAGTCCCAGACCTCCAGAAGAAATTGAAGGACTATGAAAAGGACGACTGGAAAGGCAAGTATGAGAAAGAACACGCAGGTTTTGAGAGCTACAAAGCCGAGCAGGACAAGAAAGCGTCCTACAGCGCGAAAGAAGCCGCGTATAAGAAGATGCTTGAGGAGTCCGGCGTGTCCAGTAAAGTAATTAACCTTGCATTAAAAGCATCAAAAGAGACTATTGATAATTTAAAAATCGGAACTGACGGCAAATTTGAGAATGCAGCAGAAGTAGAAAAAGGCATCAAAGAAGCGTATGCCGACTATATTACAACCGAAACGACTCAAGGCGCTAATGTATCAAACCCACCGGGAGGAGAACCGGGGAAAATGACCAAGAAAGAAATCATGGAAATTAAAGATGCGGGCGAACGTCAGAAAGCGATTGCGGAAAATCACGAACTTTTTGGTTTTTGAAAGGAGTAGACAATGGCAGGAGTAACCACTAGCACTGTATTAAATACAGATAGCGCTCTCAAAGCGAGAGAAATTGATTTTGTAACACAATTTGAAAAAAACTGGGATGCGCTGAGAACTATCTTGGGAATCTTTAAACCTATCAGAAAAGAGCCGGGCACCAGCTTAGTAACCTACGAAGCGCAGATGAAAGATGAAGCTTTACAGGGCGGCGCAAGCGTAGGTGAGGGTGAGGCAATCCCTTTTACACAGTTTAAAGTTGTGGAAAGCAAGAAAGAAGATATTGTTGTAGAAAAATACGCTAAATCTTTAACTCTTGAGTCTGTGGCAAAATGGGGCGCAACGGTCGCAATCGAAAAGACAGATGATGCCTTTATGGTTGAGCTGCAGAACAAGGTTTTAAAAGATTTTTACACATTTTTAAAAACGGGAACATTAAAAGGTACGCAGAAGAAATGGCAGAAAGCACTTGCGATCGCAAAAGGTGCTGTACTCAACAAATTCGCAGGCATGAACAGAAATGTAACCGAAGTCGTAGGATTTGCAAATGTAATGGATTTTTACGACTGGTTAGGTGATAAAGAGATTACTGTGCAGACAATGTTTGGATTGCAGTATATCAAAGACTTCTTTGGTTTCTCTACACTGTTCCTCCTCCCTGACGCCTACATCCCGGCAAAAACTGTTATTGCAACACCTGTAGAAAATATTGACTTGTATTATATTGATCCCGGCGATAGTGATTTTAAAAAACTTGGCCTGGACTACACAACATCTGGCGAAACAAATCTGATTGGATTCCACGCAGGCGGCAACTATACAAACGCCACAGGCGAAACATACGCCATTATGGGCATGAAGCTGTGGGCAGAATACCTTGACGGTGTTTGCGTAGTTACTGTCGGAACCACAGAAACTATCCCAGAAGTATCAAGTGCCGTTTCGGAAGTAAGTTCGAACGGAAAATAAAAGGGGATGATTGAGTGCTTTATGAAATCATGAATCACATTCACAATTTCTTCCCGGTCAAAGGGGCGGCAATCACGGGAGAAATAACAATCGGAGATTGGATTTTTGACACGCTTAATTTTGATGTAGGCGTGACAGAAGATACTAAAGACCTGCGTTATTCTACTACCGCGATTCGCCTCCCGCTACAAGATGGGCAGTACTATTTAGTAAGCGGCTCTATCTTTAATGACGGGGTTTATCAGTACCACAAAGGCAATACTGCTCCGTTACAGGAGGAGACTTTTAACGGCGTAGTTGTTCCGCTGGCTATCCCCAAACCGTTTTTGTCACTGGTGGACGAAATCAGCGAGTGGCAGG